ATTTGTTGTTATAAATATGTAAGTGATTTTCTACACGGAGCAAAGCGGAATGGTACGGTCTGGTACGCTATGAAGTACAAATAGAAAGTCAGACAAAATCACTTATTATTTATAACGGCAATGTGAAACGGTTGCCTTTAGTTCGTTTCACAATATAGAGATATATATGAATCGGATTCACATACTGGGATGATGTTGAAACCGAAATTGATTTATACAAACAATAAAAAATTAACAAATGGGAAATCTAATTCAAATTGAACCTATCGCGGTTAAAGACAAAAACGATGTTGTTAAAGCCCTCAATATTCTTGAAAGAATCGGAATAAAAAGAATGACCGATGAACAAAAAGCAAAATATCTCGCTGACCCATCAAGAAAAGTTGATAACAATTTCATGATACAAGAAGAGGATGGTGGATTCCGCATTCAATCACACTACATAGGATTTGGAATATCAATTGAAAATCTGGAAGAACAAGTAAATGAAATACTTGAACAAATGCCGGATTTATGTGTTAAGATAGAAGAAATCGAAACGAAGAAAACACAACTTAACAAAGAAATCGAGGAAAAAAGAAACAAACTGAAAAAAGAAATTGAAAAAACCGTTTCGGAAATTAAAGGACAGGAAGATTCTTTTGGCATAATCAAAATAAAAGAAAAACAAAAATAGAATGGAAAAGATTTTAGACCAATACATATCATTAAACAAATGTCCACATTGTCAATCTGAAAATACTTTTCATAAACACACCAAAGAAAAACGCACCAAATAAAATATAATGTAAAACGAAGTATGAATGATTTAAATATAAATTATACTGACCATAAAGGTAAATATATTTTCTGTGTAAAATCAGACAAATGGTTAGGCATTCGTTCAGGAAAAGGTTACAAAATTCTTGAAGTTAAAGAAAATAAAGGTGATTATTTTTATCACATTTTAACTGAGAATATTGAAAAATATCCTGAAGGTGCTGCATTCAAACCTAATTCAAAAAATTTCCTTACTGTTCAAGAAAGTATGGCTAAATTAAGAACCTTAAAATGGGAAAGAATTCTCGGTGGTTCAGAAGATCAAGGTTATTTAACGGATTAAAATTACATAAAATGATAGAATTTAAAGAAAATCAGAACAAAATTTTTATTGGAAAAAATAAAATTACAAAATCTTATAAATATGTAAAATAAAAACAATATGGATATAAAATATACTGAAAAAGATGATTTTGGTTATTATGTTATATATGAAAAACAAATTTTAGGATGGATGTATTCTGAAATACATAATAATTATGAGATTGTTTATGGGTTTTTTATTGAAGAAAAATATAGAAATAAACACATAGGTTCAGAATTACTCAGTCGTTATTTAAAATTAAAATTAGATAAAGATATATATCTACATGTTCAAATAAATAATTTATATGCTATAAAACTATATAGTAATTTTGGGTTTTCTATTACAAATGATGATATAATAACAAATAAATATAAACCTAAATATAAAGATGTATATTTTATGAAATTAAATAAATCATAATTTTTGTTTTATTATTTAGGTAGAGTTCAAACCTAAAGAATATGGCTAAATTAAGAACCTTAAAATGGGAAAGAATTCTCGGTGGTTCAGAAGATCAAGGTTATTTAACAGATTAAATAAACTAATAATTCATTTATTACTATAATTCGTATGAAATTATGGGTAATAAATAACACAAAATTAGGCTATAAAAACAACTCAAAAGAATGGTTAAAAAATATGTTTGATTATTTTGATAATCAATTTATACCATTTCTTAAAAAGAACGCCAAACCTGGCGACAAAATAATTCACTTAGGCAACATTTTAAATACAACTGAAACTGTTAATATATCTACGTTACTAACAGTTCGTGATTTATTTATACGAATGTCTCAAATCGCACCAGTTCATTTAATTGATGGTTATAGCGAAAAAAATGGAGTATCAAAAATATTCATAAACGGAACACCACCATTATTCTTTGTACATAACATAAATAATGTTGAAGAATTATATGGTGTGAAGTTTATACCAAATAAAAATCCATTAGAGCATATCACAAGCAATGATAAAATAGTATTCACTAATAATAGAATTGATACCGAATTACTAAAAAAATTTCCAGATATTTTATTTTTATGTGGTTATTCTGATGATAGAAAAGAAGATGCGAATGTAATCCAAATTGGTGCACCATATCAGTTTGATAAAACAAGTTCTGATAAAGGTTTTTATGTTGTTGAAATAGAAACCAAGAAATATAAATTCGTTAAGAATAATTATTCACCAAATTACAACACTATTACAATAACTGATATATCACAAATAGATGATATTGATCCAGATTTTGTTAATAAAAATTTTGTTAATATTGTAATTGATAAATCTTTAATCGAAGATAAGAAAGTAAAAATTGATATGTTACTTTCAAAGTATAATTTCAAATCTGTAAGTTACACAAATGATGTTGAAAATATTGAATTGGTTGACAATGCTTCTATAAACATAGAAGAAATAATAAGGGATAAAATAAAAAATTCAGATAATAAAGAATTAGTATCTGAATTTGAAAATATTTTAAAAATCTGGAAGGAAAAATATTAAAACTTTTTAGAAAAAACATTATATAAAAGGATATAATGATAAATATCATAGATCAGATTTAATGAAATCTATAATTTAAAATAAAATGGTATATTTGTAAATAAATTAAAATAAAATAATATGAAAAAAGTAAAAATTGTTAGTATTGTAATGTCGCTTTTTGTGATAATTTTTGGATTTTTAGTATCGTGTAGTCCAGTCGTCAAAGAAAAGGAAGTGGTGAAAATTAAAAAACCAATTGTGCAGTATTCATTGGATTTTATAAAGAATAATCCAACATTGTTTAACAACACCACCACAACAGATCAATTTAATGTTATATTTAAAGATTCTTTAATATTGAATATCGAATCTTTAATATTGAAGGATGAATTTGAACTAAAATATGTATTGAAAAATGGTAAGAAAATATATGTTGTTTTAGGATTAACCACAAATTTTAGATTGGATGATAATTTTAATCAATACTGGATGTCAATTGTTGGTTGCCTATCTGATTCGGTTGATGTCTCTACATTAGTAGAAGGCAAAAGATATACAATAAAATCTGGAGATTTTACTAAGTTCATAAAATATAGAGATGTTGAATCATTAACAGGATATAGTGTTATGCTTGATACGGAAGAAATTGGATTCGAAAAGGAATCTCCGGGACCTGGAAATTCTGTGAAATTGGGAACCTCATTGTGGAAAGATTTAAATTTGAAATAATAAAAATTAAAGCGAAGAATTAAACCCTATCTGTTAGATAGGGTTTTTTATTAAAAATAGATTCAAGAAATAATATATAACTTGATAAATTATGAAGTATCTCAAATATTATAAAGTTTTTGAATTAAAAGAGGAAGATTTTTTATTTTAGACATTTTGCTGTATCTTTGTATTATGAAAAAGAGATTATATAAAATATTAAACTTTATTTATTTCAGACTAAGCATTGTTGCTGAATTTCCTATTATATTTTTTCACGAATTTGCACATGCCTTTGCTTATTTTTCTTTTAAAGGTTGGATTACCGTATTCAAAGACATAAAAATTGAAATTAGTATTAAAAATAATACTTTATACACTAGTGGTCATTTTACACATGGTCTAATTTCAAAAAGATGGCAAGGTGTTTATCTTTCAATGGCACCATTTTTAATTCCATTAACTATTTTAACATTGGCTATTTGCTTACAAAGTTGGATTTTCTTTTGTATATTAGTTTATGAATGTTTATTTTTTAAACAAACTATACCAAGTCCATACGATTTTTTAAATGCTGAAAGAGCCATTAAAGACCCAGAATGGGAATTCAATCAAATGTTTTATGATAAAGAAAAACTTTATCCAGATTTTGTAGAAGAATGGAAAACAAAAAAGACTGATGTTTAATCAGTCTTTTTTGTTTTTTAAAGTGCAGGACCACCTAATCCACTTTTTTGTTTATTCATAATAGCCTCCCTATTTTCAATATCTACTTTAAACTTATTATAAGCCTCTAGTAATTCTTTCTCTCTCAATTTTTTATCATTACAAGCCTTTAAAATAAATTTCGGTCTTTTTGTTCCATTCGCTTCTACTTCGCCTTTTTGTTCATAATATTTAAATAAAACATCTTTGGCTTCCTGAAAATTCTCAGGAACTTTAGCCTTTTTGCCTAATTTTATATATATCAATGCATTAATACACCATGCTGCGAATTTTTTTGATTCTTTAGACAATCCATCACCCATACCAAAAATCTCATTTAGTTGTTCTTCTGTGATTAAATTTTCATAAATTTCTTCATCAATTGTTTGTGAAACAACATTTTCTTTTACAAATTGAGTATAATCTTTTAAATTTTTCATCGTTTTAAATTTGTTTTTATTTATTTTATTTATATATTAAATATTTTCAATGATATTTATACTTTCTCCATCTTCTAATAATTTTACTAATCCAAAATGTTTTGGTTCTATTTTTAATAATTCCTCAAATGTTAGCCATTTATATCCATCCGATTCCCAATCCATTTCAGGTTTAAATTCATTTTCAACTATACCTAAAAAATTATGATATTCAAAACCTTTCGCTTTAAAGATATATAATGGTATTAATTTTAGATCACCGTTATAACCACATTCTTCTGTGATTTCTCTTTTTACAGAATTTTCTACACTTTCGTTTTCATCTATCTTACCTCCGATGGTTCCATAACAAGATGGTTCATTTACATACTTTGAACGATGTAATACTAAAAAACGATTAGTCGATTTTGAAAAAATGAGAGCACCAGCGCCTTTATTACCCCAGAATTTAGCACCAGAATCATTATTATATACTGTATAATTTTCTACAAATAACTTGTATGATTTCATACATCTATATATAAAAAAAGACCCTCAATTTTTTCATTTTTAATGATTAATTTAAACGAATATTACATCGCTAAATTCTCCACCTAAGTGGAATTTTATTTTCTTCTTAGCAACTTCGTCATAAACTTTGTTCCAGTTTATATCACCAACAACATTGTTCTTGAATGATTCAAACTGTCTGTCTACAACAAACATTGGAACTTTTGACCTATCAACACCTTCGTTCAAGTCTTTTTTGATTCTTTCTTTTGATAAATCAACATCAGGTTCAAAAACTATTGCAATTTTTTCAATATCAGTATATTTCTTTAAGAATTTTCTTGCAGAAGCAGATACACCAGTAGCATCGAATACACAGTATCCGTAAACATCTAAATTGTTTTTCAATCTAGAGTCTGCTAATTTCCAAATATAGTTGTCTCTTGATATATCAGAAACATCTCCACAAACTTCTCTACGGATATCATCAGGACACACTTTTATATTTTCTAAAGTTAAACCTCTTTCTTTCAGGAAGTTTGCTACTTCAGAAAAATCAGTTAAAAATCTATTCTTGTAGTAAGTAGATTTACCTGACCCACTGAGACCTATACTATAGTATAATTTTTTCATATTATGGATTTGCTTTTGTTTATATATAATTCAAATACAAAGATACAAAATTATGGATAAAGAAAAAAATTTCTTTGACGATTTATTAAATGAAGATGATAGTGAAAACAAACTTCATGATGAAGAAGTTAATGAAGAAGAAACTCATTTTAGTTTTGAAGATGATTCTCCTCCAGAAGATTATAAACCAGATTATGATTCAATAGATAAAATTGATATAACTAGAACTAATTCGGAAATAAAAGATAGTGTTGCAGAATTGCAAGGTAATATTAATAGTATGTTAAATACTATTCAAACTAAACCAGAAGATATGTTTCCTGACAAAGACCTTTTACCTGGCTTAGATATACAAGTAGAATATCATGATTATGAAAAAGATATAGAACTAATTAAGATAGAATCTAAAGAAACACTTGAATGTTTAGCGAATCTTTATTTGACAGAAGAAATGATGAAAACTAAAAACATTTACAAGATTATAAAAGATGATGCTATTAATTTAGCAAAACTTAATTTTTCAATTGAGATGTCTCAAAGAGCAATGATTTCTTGTATGAAACAATTAGATATGGGTGTAAATGACCCTGATATGTACCAATCTGTCGCATTATTTCAAAAAGAACTTAGAGATTCTATTAAAATGGCATATGATTTACAAAAGAAAATGAAGGATTTTTATAAAGAATTGAAAGCAGAATTGCAAGTAATTGATACAGGTGAAAAAATAACACCTCAGGAAGATGATAAATATACTATTGTTAGTGATCCAAAAATGTTAAATGATTTATTTGACCAAATGAAAAAAGATCCTACATTACTACAAAGTATGATGGATGAACAAAAAAATAAAAAGAAAGAATAATAAAAACCTCTCAATGTTTTATTTTTATAATTGTAATCCTGGATATTGTTTCTTTATTAATTCTCTTGCCTTCTCAGTTGATATACCCCACTGTTTAGCAAGACCATCTAAACCAATATCATTCAATGATTTTTTCAATCTTTCTACATTCTGCATAATATCTTCTTTATCCCATTCTTGATATTGTTTTTCAACATCTTGTGCTTTTCTAATTTGTTGTTTAGTTAGAACTTTTTTATTCATGTCAGTATCCTTTGGCTTAGGTGCTGGTTTTTCATCTGGGTCACCCCAAGGCATTGTTAAATCATCGAATTTAATACCTGATAACTCTGAAATCATTGTATTTTTGATTAAATCTAAGAATCTTGTGCCAGCAATCTTATCTTTATCTGGTGCTGCTTCGACATTCACCTTTTTATCAGGATGTTTTGGATCTGGTACACCAAGTACAACACCATTTGGCACTTCACCAAATATGTTTGATATTGAACCAATACCTTTATGACCACCAGCTTTTGTTGTCATTTCAGGAACAGTTAATATGTTATAACCATACTCTTTACACATTTGCATTAATAAATTATCACAATATTTTCCTAAATCTTCAACAGGCTCACCGTTAATTTTTGGTAAGTATTCTTTAACATATAAATCAAATTTATGTAATGATGCTACTTGTAATGTGTTACCATATTGTAATAATATCCAGAAGATAGGCTGTTTTGCTTTAAATACAACATGTTCACCTTGTACTAAAATTTCACCACTAATACCTTCTATTTTTGGATCATTTGTTACATCTTGTTTTGGATTGAATGTTATAAATTTCTTATCTTTTGTTAAGAAATCACTAATATCTCCAATCAATTCCATTTTTTCACCATTCTTACTAAGTAATTCATTATACATTGGACTTGTTTTTAAAACTCTATATGGTATAATAGGAATTCTTTCATCATTTAACAAATGAGTTTCCAATAACGACCTTGCTCTTAAAGCATTTGCCCAAGTACCTGATGGTACAAAACACATAGTTCCAATAATTTGATAACCTGGCATAGACACTTTTGGATTTCCTGGCACATCTTCACCAGTTTCTTTATCTACATAACCTCTACCAACAGTACCAAATAGTGCTTTAAATTTTTCTTGTGAATCGATATATTGTTTAGGACCTCTTTGGTCGCCACCCCAAGTTCTATGAGCCATTTGTCCTAATCTCCATTCAGCATCCTTTATAAAATCTTTTTCAAAATCTCTCATTAATTTTGGATTTTCACGCTTAATATGAGCAACTAAAGCTTTTATATCTGGTTTTCCATCGTCTGTCAAAAATCCACCAGCTTTTGCTAATTGTTTTATTTGGACATTATTTAAGTTATTTGCAGGATATAATATTTTAAATAATCTAAATATATTATAAATTGAAGGATTTATATCTTTTGAGTTTGCTACAACTTCAATAAAAGTTTTATGGTCACTTCTTTTTAACATTTGATTAAATGCTGCAGCAAATTCTAATTTATTTTTAAATTCTTTAAAATCAAATGTTAAAATTCTTTTTATATCAACTTTATAATCATCATATTTTGCAGAATCGACCATATCAATAATACTTAAAACATTTGAATCTACTGGTAAACCAAGTTGGTCCATAATTCCTTCATATGCAGAACCAGTATGTGTTTTTACAGCAGTAGGTTCTCCTTTATTTTCGCCTTCTTCAAATTTGCCATGATGGTCTATATAAACATCGATACCTTTTATATTTTCAGCATAATCTAATGCTATATTTATAAGGGCTTCATCTAATACAGTTGTAGACCATCCTTCCTGATAATTTATAATACCATATTTTTCAATTTCAAATCCTTTCTTTTCAAGATATCCTTTCATAGCTATAGCACTATATATTCCATCTAAATCATCATGAAAATATAAAGCTACTTTCTTGCCTTTTTTGCCTTTTTTTGTCCAATATTCTTCAGAATTTGGAATTCTTGGTGCGGATTCGTCCAATTTGTCGGTCTGTTTTGAAAAAAGACTATAATTTTTTAACATTTATTTATTTTTATTTTTTATAAATATAATACCATCCCTTCAAGGTATAACTGTTTTTATTTTATTTATATATTAAAAAGTTAAAATTAAAAAACCTCTCATTTGAGAGGGTTTTAATTTATTTTAGCAATTTGACCAAATCATCATTTAGTACTTGTATTAATCTTCGATCACCGAATTTTACATCAGGAATATTTTTTATTATTGAATATTGTTCCGTTCCTTCAACAATTATTTTACCAAATGGTTGTTTTAATTGTTCATTTTTCTTATAATATTCCATTAATGTTTTTATAAATTCAGTTAATTTTATTTCTGTATTTTCATTATATTTAACAATAACTAAAGTGTCTTTAGTTTGTTCACTTATAATATAATGTAATTTTTCTTTACTTACTTTATTATTCTCTAATAAAATAATAGAAACAGATGGTTTTACATTTCCAGGAAATTTAGCAACTTTACCAATAAATTCAAATTTCTCCATTTTAGGCTCCTTGACTATAGGCTCACGTTTTTCATCCTCTTTTGGATTTGGTGTTTCTTTAGCAGTAGGAGTTGTTTCAATTTCTTTCTTTTCTGGAGATGGTACAACTTTACTATCACTTGATTTTTTAGTGTTAGTCGTACAATTTCTTTCGCTAGTAAAATCCAAATACTTTTTAATCATCTCTTTCCTTCTTTTATAGACAATAAAGCCCAACCCAAAAACTGAGTTGGGTTTAATATTGTCTCGTAATTAAATCTCCTGAGTTGGAGTTTGACCCTGTCTCTGAGTACCTTGTCCTTGACCTTGTGTTTGACTTTGTCCTTGGGTAGCACCTTGACCTTGTGTTTGACCTTGTCCTTGGATAGCTCCCTGACCTTGTGGTTGTCCTTCTTGAGCGGGTATTTCTTGTGCTGTTGCCTGTGCTTGAACATTCTGTCCTTCAGGTTGTTGTGCCTGTGGTTGTGTTTGAACAGGTTGTGTTTGTACAGTAACACCAGCATATTCATCACCTAATACATCAAGTGGTAAATTATCAATAGTTAAAAATTTGGTTTGAACATATTTAGCAATAAATTCTGCTAATTCTGTATCTGCAAATTTGCCAGAAATATCATGTCCTGAGTCTTTAGCCTTTTTCTTAAATGAACTAATCAATGATTTTGGAACATCAAAACCACGAACTCTATATGCGTCACCAATAGCTACAACATCTTCAGTTACTAAAGATGTGCCTTTTTTCATTTTTCTAAAAGATTTAAAATCAAATGCGTTTTCCATAATCGAAACAATATTATTTTTTATTTATATATTAATTAGAAAAAACCGTTTTTCTAATATTAATTTGAGTTGAACAATTTTTTAATATTCTTTTTACCACTTGTTTTTGAAAAAAGATTATAAGTAGCACATAAACCTACACTCCAACCCCATCTTGAATTTTCACCTTTTATATCTGTATTCAAACCAATACCAGCATAAGGTCCAAAAGCCCATTTATTTACAGTTTTTGCTTCTGGTACAACTTTATCTATCATTAAAGCACCATCCAATTCTGTAAATTTAACCAAAGGTGAAGGTGAAAACGCTTTAACTGTATATTTATTATTGTCTTCTGTCAAAGCATATCTAATAGCAACTGTAAAATAATTTGTATCTAATGTAGATTTAAGAGGTTGTGGTTTACAATTCATAGGGTCAATTCTGAATTGTGTTTTACCCCATAATGATTGAGTGAAACCTTCATCTTTATAATTAAATGTCCAAGGTATTGTATATCTATTAGAATCTGATGGATCTGGTATAATTTTATTTATTTCACTTACAAGAGTAGGTACAATAACTTTTACATCACTCTGAATTCCTGCAACAATATTTTTCATATTTTTAAAATCATTATAAAATTTTTCATTATATTTTTGCATATCATCCATTGATTTAACTAAATATGATGTTTTTTTAGTAACCATTTTATCAAGTTTTTCATCATAATATGTTCTTAATGAATCTTTCATAGCTACTAAATTATTCTCATAAATTGCCACATCTCTATTGTGATTTGATTTTTCTTCACTTAATCTATCACAAGTTCTGAATAACAAAACAATAAGAATAACAATTATAACAGCAAGAGTAAGTTTTATATACTTACTACTGAATGCTTTCTTAAAAAATTCAACGATAGAATTAATAATTGATTTCATATTTTATTGATCTTTTTTCTAATTGGTAAATTAACCACATCATTATATTTATTATTTGCTTGGTCCCAAGGCGCAATATCATAATATTTTTTTCTTTTCTTTAAAGATGTATAATTTACTTCATAATTCTGTTTTGGTATAGATGTTATATCAAAATCTGTTGGTTTCTCAAAAGCAGTATCTCCACTTGTAGCAATGTCTGGATTTAAAGTGTTCCAACCAAACCAATCACCACTTACCCATCTTCCACCATGCCATGCACCTTCAAATCTATAACCATAAAATTCACCATTATACCATTGGTCTTTGAAATTTGATACACTAGCGGAAACATTTCTTGAATAAATCTGAATACCAGCCATTTTATTGAAGTTTTGTGTACTTGTTTGGTCATATTGATTCCAAGTTCTGAAATTTTCCTTATCTTCTTGTGTTATCATAGAATTCCAAATTGTCGAATATGTATTTGTTGTAGTATACATATCATAATACAATTTTTCCATAAAAACATCATTGATATTAAAACTTGAATAATTTGATAATGCATCTTTTCTATATGAATGATAAACACTAAATAGAGCCGCATCTTGGAAATTGTGATATGTAGAATAGTTATTGCTCAAATAATACCAACTCAACTCATTATTAAAAGAATATTTCATTAAATTCCAAATTCTATCTTGACTATCATTTGAATAAACTTGATTTACACCAAAATATGACATACCTTCATCTTTATCTATAAATAGTGTTGGATATAAATATGTGAAAGAACTTATAGACATTTTTTCTTTTAAATTAACTTCTTTAATTATTGTTCTTGAATTAATATCAACCCAATTTGATACAACGCCTATCTGAAGTTTATCACTAGTAGATACAGAATTTGTACTCCAAAGAGTTCTTATAAATTTTATTTTTTCTAATAAAGCGTTATTTCCCCAAATATCTGTTCTACCTGTTAATTCAACTTCATAGTCTCGTTCAGGATTTCTCCATGTCCCAGCACTAATATATGATGTTTGATATATATTTCCTGTTAAACCACCAGTCATATCATTAAAAATATATTTTTGTGTTGTTAAGTCATAGATAAGTGAAGACTCTGCTCCTTTATCAGCACCAGATGAATTTACAACTCTTTGATATATAGGAGATGGATTATCAATTTCACTACTATAACTTATTACAGTGTTTATAAAATAATCACGATTTGGATTAATAGATAATCTTTCAAAAGAATTTGGGAATGTAACTGTAGATTGTGTATAACCATATGGAGAAACAGTATTCCAGTAAGGTAAGTTATAAGAAACATAATCTTTTCTAGATGGTTCGGCAACTGTGTGTACACTATCTGTCACAGAACTTAAATTAAATATGTTAGAAGTTTTCATATTTGTACCTATCCAAATATCAGTAGCATCCATATCACTTATTGGAATTGTATCAAATATATAAGCTTTATTAACAAAATCATAATCTAATATTGTAGTATTAATTGTTATAATTGTGCCATTAAGGTTTTTATACAATATATTTACTATTTTACCACTACAAGATATTGTTGGCTCTATACCAACATGACAAGTAATACTTGCTGCTAATGATAGAGGTTGAAATTCTGGGTCAACTATCTCAACATAGAACTTATCATTTGTTGCACCAGTAAGACCAGAGTTTGAAACTTGCCAAGTTCCTTTTATTAGACTATTTGTATCATCATCTGCATAGCAACTTAATGATACCCAATTTTTACCATTACAGCCATATCTCCATTTTTCTAAAATAGTTGAAGCCGATAAGTATGATGTTAAACCAGTAGCACCAGTTATTATACCGTCAATTTTATAATCAATACTGTTATAATCCCAGAAAGAATTTCCAGAGAACATGGTCCAAGGTAATACATCGTTGAAAATCAATCTATGAGTTGAACCAATATTTACCATTTCACAATAATAAACATTTCTATGTTGATAATAAGAAATTGAACCTAAATAATTGATATTACTCATATAAAATCCTGGTTCTGGAAAATAATTATGAAATATTGGTTGCATTCTTATAGCTAATTTATTATACCAATTTTTATAATTTAATTGAACAAATATATTATCACTTATATTATCACTATATTCTGACGCTGATGTAATACCTGTGCCTAATGTATAATTATAAGGTAACATATATTTAAATGTTTCTACATTACACTGAGAATTGGCACCACCTGGATATAAATCATTTCTTCCAACATAGTAATAGAAAGGTACAATTAAACCTCTATTCATAATATAAGCGTTTGCTGCACAATTTGTTGTACTTAAAACACCAGTACCTTCAATGTATAAAATATTATTTTTAAATGTATCATAATTAAAACCAGATATTTTTGTTATAGTATATTCAGCATCATCTAAACTAGTATCAGCTAATATTATACCGCCTGCAGCTAATGCTAATATTTCAGTACCAGTCTCAGTACCAGTACCAAGATTAGACATAACTGATGTGTTTTCCAAATAAATCTTATCACCAACAGCAAAATAATCACTCAAATTAAATGTGGTATCAAAATATACTGCCTTGCCAACAACTGAACATTTAAATAATTGAGAATTATAAATCAAATTATTTAATGTAGCATTGTATTGTGTTCTAAAATCCTTAACCATGTTAAAACTAGGATCTGTCAAACCTTGCTCAACATATATGTCTCTGAAACTTATAGTATTTGTAAAATCAGTGCCAGAATGATTTTTGTGTTGTGTTATATAAAAATACAACCAATCTGTAAATTTCTGATTATAAGGGTTTGTATAATTTGTTGTTGAAAGAGCATTAACATCTACTGTACATCTATCAATAGAATTATATATGCTGTAAGGTATATCATTTTTATTAATATAGAAACCATCACAATCTTCACCATTGTTTTGTATAACAGATAAAGAATCTGATGTGAAAGTTCCTGCTCTAATAATGTCTGTAACGCCTGTTATACCTTGTTCATCTATCATTATATTCCAATTTATACTTGGTGTCGTTGAACCTGTTATCCACCAAGGTGGTGGACATGAGCCATAAATCCATTTTGTATTTGTTGTATAATGTTCTGCTGTATCATCACTATATTTTATAACCATTTTTCCAACTTTCGTTGTATCATCATTACCACTCTCACTTGTTCCACCAATAGGTCCATTCAAAACAGGCATAGGATGTGTATAATAACCACTATTTGCAATAGACCAAACATTTCTAAAGTTTCTTGCAAACATTTCTTTTTCACTACTTGTACAATTATCATACAAATCTTTAATTGTATTAAATTTAAAAATAAGGTATAATGGATAATGTCCTGATGAAGATCCACCTATTACATAGTTTACGAAATCATAATCCATTCCATATAAACTTTCAAAGGATGCATATGATGCGGCTGTTAATGTTACTGCCGAACTATCGACAAATACTGTATCACTTTCAATAATCTCTGCACCAGGATTTATAATTTGTAAATGTAAGTCACCATCAGTATCAGCCAAAACAAAATCAATTGCTTTCTTTAATAAAATTCTAGACTCATATGTGGTACAATTTAATTTAAATACAAATTCATATGGTGAAAATGTGTACTCTGTTGTATCATCAAACATAGTGCTAGAAGAATAACTCGTTTCTCTTTTCCATACAGCATCGTTCATATATGATTTTGATCTATCATCTGTTACAACACTTGACCATTCTATTTCCAATTGATTACTACTAGTTGCAAAAGCACTAATACCAAGAAATAGATTTGTTTCTAATGCAATACTTTTTTGATAAACCAAAGGATAAATACATTCTATTACATATGTACTACTTGTTAGAGGACCATCATTACTATTATCTATTACACTATTATCTCTAAAAATTGAAATTCTTGTTGTTTCTTTTTGTCCTAAAACATTTAAACCGAAGACTCCGTTGTAAAATTTGCCATTGTACCAGTTATTTTCTGGGTTTCCTGATTGACTTTGGAATGAACTACCATTGAATATACCATTATACCATTGAATACCATTACTCATTATAACATTGTTAAAATTGCCATTATATACATTTATATTTCCATAAAATTTAGCATTATTATATGTACCACCATACAATTCATAAAATGTTGTTGATGCTGAAGATGTAGCAAGTGTAGTACCAGATTTAAAATCCATTTTTTGTATTAATCCAGTATCACCAAACATCCAACTGTTATAATCTCTAACTAATATAACATAATCATCACCTACAGCATTTGCAGTTTGATATGAATAACCAGTACCAATTATGGCGATAGGTTTTGATGGGTCTAAATATCTATTATTTTCAATAAGTGTTGTTGTGATATTATATAATTCTTGTGAATTAAAACCAAATAATTTAACATTTGTTGATGCATCAGATGATACAAAGTTGTGTCCATTATCAAACTCAATATACATTTTAGTAACAGTTGCGTTTGTTGTTGTGTCATATAATATTTTACTTTTAATTGAACCTTTACTCATAGTAACATATTCAGAATTAAACTGATTACTTGTGAAATAACCATATGGTAAATAAAATGGACCGTATGGTGGACTTCCATTAGGCGATTTTGATAAATAATTTTTCTGACCACCTGAAAATTTTCCATCATATATAGTTATTGGTGAGAAAAACAATCCATCAGTAACATCAGCATAATTAATTGTGTTAAAATTATAAAATGCAGGATATGTAAAGACACCATTATTTATCTCCGAATCAGAAAATTCATTTAAACCGTATACATAATCTGATAATGTTCCACCACTATTATAAATAGGATTACACCAAACACCATTAAAATCACCATCATAAATTTTGGAATTAGCAAATCTATTAAACACTGCAACACTATCTCTTGATATTTCAAAATTACCACCATAAATATTTGTATTCTTTAATGTTACATTGTAGAATATACCATCATAAATATCTCCTTTATTAAAAACTACATTATGTAATTCACCACCATAAACTGTACCGTTTTTCCAGAAAATAGTATTGAACGATGTATTTTTCATTAAACCGCCTCTAAATTTTCCATCAAACCATTGAGTTCCTATATTTTGTCCAGTAGATATATCAGTATATCCTGTACCTTGAAAATTACCACCACTAAAATCTCCATTAACCCATATTAAACCTCTCCAATTACCATTTAAAAAAACACCATCTTGCCATATAGAATTGTTGCCAGCTATTCCAAAAGTACCATTAAGGAATATACCATCTTCCCAAGTATTTAATTCAAATGTATTTCCATACCAACTTCCATAATGCCAAGTTGAATCATTAGACAATTCACTTGTATTGTGAAAATATCCACCATAAATATCATATTTCTGTATAGAACAATTATAAAAATATCCTCTTGTTATAGTTGTTGAGCCACTTATTGTATTTTTTATTGAACAATTATAATAATTGCCACTTGATATATTACAATTTTCCAAAGAAGAACTCAAATCATAATAATAAGAATATCCATAACCATTATTATCTAAATTTGAATATTTTACATAAGTATCATTTGTTGAATTATAATTAAGAAGTAATGATACATAATTAACACCGTATTTATCAACGATATTACAATCATTAATATCACCATTAAACATAACACATTGAGTTAATGTTATATTACTTGGTTGGTCGTTTGAATCTATTGTAGCATTTCTAAATACTGTCCCATCAACTTTAGCATTGTTTATTGTAATATTGTTACATATAACTTTAGAAACATAATGACCATATATTTTACCGTTTGTTGGTATAGTGTAAATTAATTTGTCAATGACAAATGTATTAATGTTTTTATCAACATAGATTACTTTATAACCTTGTGAATCTGGATTGTAAATAAAATCATTTGCATATAAAATTGTTGTATAGTTATCTAGAATTACATCTATGTTATAATTTAATGTGTTTGTATCACCACTAAATGTAATAAAAACAATATCACCTTCTTCTATATGTGAATCTAATTCTGTATATAATTGGATATAACCATTATAAGAATCTATTTTTGGTAATAATTTTACTGCATTTACTGTTCCTAAATCATCATATCTTGATGGTGCAGACATATAGTTATAATTTTTAATTTTTATTATATATTAAAATGGACATAGCAAAAAGAAACTAAACTGATTTTCCTGATTTTAAAAAGAAATTTTTAATTTTTTTTAAATTTTTTCTCAATTTTTTATATAGTTGAAACTCAGAATTTTATATTTTTTATAACTATCTAAAATTCAGTTAATTATAATTTGATATTTTTTGATATTTTTAAAACAATATATAGATTTGTAGGTATATTCCTTTGAATTGAAAAGAGAACAACGAATGAAGCAAAAGTAATTCAGAAAAAACCAACTTTTATTCGAAGAAAGAGTATATTGATTAGAAAGATTTTTTAGCTTTCAAAGGTTAGATTTCCTTAAAAAATCATTGTGAAGCATTAAAGGTTAAAAGACATTAAAGGCGAAAGTTTTAAAGCTTCATACATAAAAAAATTTTAAGGCTTTATGGCAAAAGAAATTTTAGCTGATGATTTTTTATTTTCAGGCTTAGAAGCAAATGACGAAACAATGTCAGTGTTCGACAAGAGCACAACAAACAATGACGGTATCTATCGTCCAAATCTCAAAGACGCAACTGATAAGAAAGTTGGATATCGCGCAACACTCAGATTCCTTCCAAATCTTTTAGAAAACGGTAAAATTGGTCCCTCAGCAATTGAGAAGCATATTCATTATGTTGACATGAAAAATGAGGCTAATCTTGCAGGTTATTATGATTGTCGCAAGAACAATGAACCAAACTGTGAACTTTGCACAGAATATTGGAAGTTGAAAAACAGTAAAAACGCTGCTGACAACGAAAAGGCAGAATTAATTAAAAGAACAACAAAGTATTATTCTTATGTTCTTATCATCGAAGATGAGCAAAATCCTGATTTAGTAGGTAAAATTTTAATCTATCCTTATGGTTACACAATTAAGGAAAAGATTAATTCCGAAAGAAACGGTGAAGTAACTGGTACACCTTGCAATGTATTCGATCTTGCAAAAGGCAAAGAATTCAAACTTATCATTAAAGAAAAAGGTGGTTTCCAAAATTATGAAGCATCACAATTCATGGAAATCTCTCCAATTAAACTTTATGATGAAGCGTCTAAAAAGTTCAAAACTGCACCAGTAGACGCAGATGGCAAAATCACAAACGCTAAGGTACAAGCTAAGATTAAAGAATTTTTACTTGCTAAGAATGTTAATCTTGACGATCACAAAGCAAGAGAATGGGATGATGCAATCCAAGGAAAAGTCACACAAGTACTTTCAATCCTTAGTGGTAAAGATGTTCTTGTAGCTGAGCAAAAAGCAAAAAAGAGCAAAAATGATTCTACAGCAGCACCAGCTGATGAAACAGAATCTCCAATCGAAAGCAAGGCAACCGATGCTGACGATTTCTTCTCACTCGATGATGAATAAAATCATCAACTAATATGTATGAAAAAACCCAGTTCATTGAACTGGGTTTTTCTTTTTCTAACTTATAATCTTTTTAAATACTCTTTAAGATATCCTCTATCTCCATATCTGATACTAATTCTTTATTTTCTGAATTGTTATAAAAATTGATTACCTTATTTATGTTTTCTAATATATTATCGTATTCATTATCATTTTTAAAACAAGCGTCAAAAGCCTCAACAAATAAGAATAAGTTACCATCATCATCCAGTCATTGCATCGGCAGTTACAGCCAAACGCAAGCCTTTTTCTATTTTTTCTAATAATTTCATTGATTATCGGTTTTGTTTATACAATACTTGTTCTTTGTTTAAATAAATCATTATAATTTATAACGGTTAATATGTGCAAATTACTTTTTGTTAAATATAAATCATATAATTCTTCATCTTCTTCTATATCATAAAAATGATTATCAAATAATTCCTTTATAACTTCTGAAAAAATTTCATTAAAGTCTGTAATTGAAAGATCTATTTTTTATCTTATCTTTTATATTATGTTTTTCTTTATCATTCCAAGTTATATTAATAGTTTTATCATAATTTTTTAGATAAACTTCTGTTATTAGTCTATCATTGTAGAATTCTTTAGCAACAACAATATTATCTCTGTTGCCTATTATTTTTGCAACATTAAATAATTTTGCTTCAAATGCTTTAAATGTCGTAATCATGTTTTTATATATTAAAATTTTATATATAATATTGTAATGAAATATCTAAAAACATATGACATATTTGAAAAATCTTCATTAACAACACTTGGTGTGCCAAATGAAGTAATGAGAAATATTCAATATAATTATGAATTGAAACCTAATGCAGAATGGCAAGAACTTGGTTATAAAAAAGATTTACAAAAAGAATTAAAGAAGAATGAAAAAGGATTATTTTTGGAAATTGCTCAAGAATATATTAAAGTTATTGTAAATCTTGGTAATGATGAATATTTAGAACAATATTTCAATTATGATTCAAGTGGTTGGGGTTCTTATAATATTGGTGATAGAGATTTGAAAACAAGAACTCAATTATTAATTGGTGTAGATCCAAAACATTTGATATATCAATTAAAAGGTCAAATATTTGAAGAAAGACCAAAAGTTCAAAGAATGGTTCAAAAAGATATAAGAGATTTAGACCAAACAACCAACGAATTTAAGATATATGTAATGGAAAATTTTAATAAAATTTTGCAAAGAATATATGGTAGAAGATTTGATGATGTTATGAAAAAAATAGCCAATAACATAGCCAATATAAAACCTGGTGCAACAGCCGATGAAATTTTCCAATTTCTAAAAGACAATAAAAAATTAGCAGAAAAAGCAAAAGAATATGAACAAGCCAAAAGTGAAGAAGATATGTTAAGAATAGAAGATATGGAACAAAAATTCAACTCTTTGCCTGCAATAGATGATTATCTTATTAACTTTGAAGTTGGTTATTCTGATAAATACAATACAAGATTGAATATTCGTGATTTAATAAAAACATTTGGTAAAATGATGGTTGAGACAGCATTTATGTTTTATTTATATTCTGGCAGATTGATGGATATGAAGATTGAAAATGCTAAAATGAAACAAATGTATAAAAATAAAAAATTTGAAAAAATAAAACTTAATATAGAAGTAGGAGATGAACTCAGAGGTGGTAGATTTAAAAATAAGAAAACCATTGTAAAACGAATAGGAAAAGATGATGAAAATCAACCAACAGTCAATGGAAAGACTATATTAAAATATAAGATAGTAAAAGATTTAGCAAAAAATAAGAAATAATATGAAAATTAAAAAAGTACAAGAACTTAATGAATCAAATTCCACGATAGATGAAGGATTAGAAGGCACTTTCAATAGCTTTATATTCAAAAAGTAAAATTATAAATATTTTAGAGGATTTATATGTAGAAGTTGCTAAACTATATAATGAACAATCAATACCTACAGATTATTTAAAAGAAGAATCTAAAAAATTTATTGTTAATTATGTCAAAAAATATACTAGATAAAAATATGAAATACTTACAAAAATCAAAAATTAAAACCTTTGAATCATTTATAGGTGATTTATTGGGTAAGAACAAGTACGATAATTTAGAAAATATTTCAAAACCAAAAGACGGTGTTGGTGGCGAAGTTGATAATTTTACTAAAAACAGAATTTTAAATGTTGAAAATTTTAGTAAATGGTTATCAAATGATTGGATTGGTTATGATGGAAGTAAAGGTGATCCTGGAATAGTAGGTAGAATTGACAAATTATCTCCATCTATGGTAGAAGATTATTTCTTTGACCAAGGTGTTCAATGTTCAGATAGAGAAATATTTGATTTCATTGATAAAATAAAAAATGAATGGATTTCAAAAAGATGAAATATTTAAAATCATATGAAACTTATACTAATATGAATTATCCTGATTTATATGATGAACCTGTTCCTGATTATGTAGATAATGATTATTATAGATTTCAGGTTGATGATAAAGAATCAGAACCACCAAATAAAACAGGCAGAGATGATAGAGAAGTTCGTACTAAAAAAGAGCCTATAATAAAAATTAATGTTGATTGATGTTTTGTAATACAGCAAAAACAGAAGATGAAATATATAAATTAAATCATCATACAAATTTTCAACCTCTGTGTAGTGTTATTAATCGTAATATTAAAAAATAAATAAAATTAATTATGAAATATTTATTAACTTTCGAATTTTTCAAACATAGAAATCCTAATGCACAAGATATTTTGTCTCTACCAACATCTTTAAAAAACCAGATGGTTATTATAAAACAAATAATAATGTGCAAGATACTAGTTCTATATCCACGACAATAACAGATAAAATGATCAATTATGAAAAGAAATTGGATCTTTATTACAAATATATCAAAACATTAAAAGGTATATCAAATTTATCTCCTATCACTTACGAACAAGTTGATGATTTTTTCGGGTTTTCATTTGTTGCAAATTATAATAAAATAATGATACTAACAGATAAAGTATCAGTGTATATACTTATTAATGAACAACTTATGCCTATAACAAATCCATTAGAGATTGTAAAGATTATAGAAAGCGAAGCAATTTAAACAATTTATAAAAAATAATATACAAATAGGGAGATAATTTTTTTATTTCCCTTTTTTAATTTAATTTTGTAAAAACTAAAATTTAATATTATGGAATTTAACGCATTTAACGGAGCAGTCATTAGGAACATGAATATTGATAATGAAACAGTAACATTTGATGTTGATGTTTTAAATAGAACTGCAAACATTAAGATTCAAGGTGTTGAATCGATTACAGGTTCGGTTGAAAAATTGAATGAATGTTTGATAAGTAACATTGATATTGATGTTACGGATATTTATCAAAATACTTTTACAAAAGTTACTGTAACAACAAGTGATGATAATACAATCATATTATTGGGAGATATGAAAGGCGAAATTCTCAATATGGAAGATTTTGAGGATTTGAGTTTTGATGAAGATTCTGATTATGAATCAGAAGACGAAGACGAATGTGATTGTGAAGACTGTTGTGGTCATTGTGGTGAAAATGAAGAATAAAAATTTACAATATAATAGTAAAATGACAAAAATTGTTTAATTTTAGTACTGGATTAGCATTGTCTAATGGATTTGGTCAGGTGGTAATCGCCGAAAGGTAGATTAGAGACCATGATGTACGGTAGGTGTAAAAGTAATGCCACACAAGCCCGATGATAGTATTAAAAATTAAGCAATTTTTTATGGAAACAAAAGAACAGATAAAGAAAAGAAAAACTCGTGAATTAAAATTTGAACGAGTACTATTATATGCTGAATGGGAAGAAAGAGGTCCCGAAGAACAATATATCAATTGGCAACAATGGTTGAAAATTAGAAAACTTAGAAAAGATTTAGAAGATTCTAAGCAATTGAAATCAAAAAGTACACTACAAGTACCAATTCTAACATACACTATTAGTGGTACTACTATAAAAATACGAAAACATTATTATTCAACCGATGATTTCACAAAATATTGTGAAAGAATTGAAAAAGAATTTAAAATTTTAAATCAATATGATACAAAAGTATTATTATTGTCTTATAAATTTAGAAACAGATCCTGTTGGGAGAGTACAATTCAATTTGAAAATAATAGTTTTCTGTGTGAAACCTTTAAATATGTTCTTGATACAAGAGAACATATACCAATGAGAAAAATGAAAATTATTCATGTCGGTAAAAAAGATAAGAATAATGGAAGAAAAAATCCAACAAATAGAAAATAGAATTCTATAAATAAGAAAACTATTTTCCAATTATGGTACATGATAAATTTAGAAGCTTAAAAAGTAAATTAAGTGATATAGAATGGTCAATATCTGATGTTGAAAGTTATATTGATGATGTTGAAGGTGAATTAAAAGCTTTAGAAAATGAAAGAGATGAATTATCAGATAACAATTATATTCTAAAAATAGAAACATTAGAAGATATTTTCAAATTTGAACTTTTAAAAGAAATATATGAAAAATACTCACTTGATGAAATACAAAAAATATTAAAGTGGGAACAAGGTAAAGGAATTCAAATAAAACCGTAATTATGAAAATTTTAAATCAAATCAAGAAAGATGCAGTCACCGCACTAAAAGAAGGTAACAAGGAAAAGAAAATTGTTCTTTCAACATTGTCTGCTGAAATTCAGAGAAATGAACCAGTCATTATAAATGGTGAAAAAACTTGGTCAGATGAAATTGCAATAAAAACTATTGCAAAACTTATTGAAGCTAATAAACTTACAGGTTGTATTTCAGAAAATGATATAATCTCAGCGTATATGCCTGAAATGATGTCTGCTGAAGAATTAACATTTCTAATTCAAAATCATATAATGACTTTAAATCTTTCTTCTCAGAAAGATATGGGCTCTGTAATGAACTTTCTAAAACAGAATCATGCTAGTAAATATGATTCAAAACAAGCATCTTTGATTGCAAAAAATTTATTAACAAAATAATATGAAAAACAGAGACAATTTCACATCACTTGGACACTATGGTGGCGTAAGTGTATCTTACCTTTCTTGGAAAAAAAGAATGGTAGGCAAAGTTAAGAGAGGATTTTATTCATTATTCTTAAAATAATGTATAAAACTTATTTTAATAGATTTCGGGTATTTAGAACCGAAGGATATAAGTCTGTCTTCGATTTTAAGACAGGCTATTTTCTTAGTAAAAATAAGAAAAACTATTCTCCTTTTGGTCCAGAAACTCTTGAAGTAGAAATCACAAAAGGCAATTGTCCACACAAATGCAAGTTTTGTTATAGATATAATCAAGATAAAGAGTTTAAAAATATGTCATTGACTGAATTTAAAACTCTTGTAAATAAAATGCCACCAACGATTACTCAAATAAGTTTAGGAATTACTGGCATCCAAACAAATCCTGATACAGAATCAATTGTTGATTTCTGTATATCAAAGAGAATTAAACCGAATATAACTATAACAGGTATTGACTTGACAGATGATTTCGCAAAAAGAATTGTACCAAAACTTGGTGGTATAGGTATTTCTGTTTATAAAGATAAAGAAGAACTTGCTTTTAACACTTTAAACAGAATTAAAAAATATGGTCATAAACAAGTTGGTTTTCAAATAATTGTTGCTAAAGAAACTTTGGAATTTGTTTATAAAGTAATAAATAGATTTCTTGCTTCTGGTACAAAAATAAAACCAGACCATTTAGTGTTAATAACACCAAAGCCAGTAAGTGGTAGTACATTTACTTTACTTGATAAAGATGAATATAGAAATCTATTAAAATATTGTTTACATAATAAAATAAATGTTGGTATGGATCAATGTTCCAAACCAAGACTTAAAAAAGTAGTATCAGAAAATCTTGTGAATAATATAGATAGTTGTGAATGTTCTTTTTTTACTGCTTTTATAGATGTTTATGGAAATTACTGGCATTGTGGTTTTTCTGAAATTGCACACAAAGACATTCACGATAAAATGAATGTGTTTGAAGTTGAAAAGTTTGAAGATATTTGGGAATCAAATTCTTTGAAAAAACTTAGAAAAGATATAGAAGATAATATAGTAAATGGTTGCAGATTATGTCCTTTATTTCCAAGTATAAATAAATACCAAGATGATAAAGAAATAATTAAAGAGTGTTAAAATGAGAAGAAGTCAAAACATATTTTTCTATTTGAGTAGAAGAGATTTTAAAGGATTCTGGTGGTGTATTAAGTATTTTGATAAAAATACTCTTAAAGATAGTTGGGGCGGCATATTAAGAGAACAAAAATTAAAAAAGATAGTATGAAAATAAGAAATGGTTTTGTAAGCAATAGTATTTAAAGACAAATTGAACGAAGAACAAATAGATAAGATAAAAAGACACGAATACATTTCAAAAGGAGTGTGTGATAAAGGTACTAATGTTGATTTTTTTTCTATTCTTATGATGATGCTTGGCGTATAACAGAAACAGAATATACTATTGAAGGTGATACAAGCATGGACAACTTTGATATGCACGCTTATCTTACTAAGTTTGTAGGTGTAAAAGATGGCGAAATTGAGTGGGGTTATTAAAATGAAAAAAAATGACATTTTTCGAAAAATATATAAATAAAAATTAAAACTTTTTCCAAAAAGTAAAATACAATATATTTACGAGAGAGAAACGAGGAACAAGTTTAAAATTTTATGAGGATACATACAGCAATTTATAAAAATAAACAATTATAAATTAAAGTTGATCAAACAGAGTGGTTTGGATAATGCTACTTCCACTTTGACCAGAGGCAACTTTGGAAAAAAACAAAAAAGCGTATTTGCTTTCTAAAAATAAGTTTTAAGAAACTTACTGGTATCCTGAAACATAATTAGTCCAAGTGTGGAAATGTTTGGACTGATACGAGAAACATAAAACGAGGATGTATACAGCAATTGTATAGCAAACTACAATTCAAATGAAGAAGAGGTTTACTATCATAGTATAGTTCCTCAGACTGTCCTTCTAGGAAGGTTAAGTTAAAATGTAAAAACAGTCTGAACAAAAACTATCTGTGTGCTTTCTAGTCAAGGTATAATAACCTTACTGCATCCTGAACTTACTGTATCAATCAGATGTGAAAGTCTGATTGATACCTAGATTTCTAACAGCAATAAAAAGTTTAATGAAACCAAAAACGGAAATCTGTTAATTTGTAAAAATTGACCAAAAATAAAATAAGACAATTATGAAAAATCTGGTTAACAAAAACATGTTCGTAGAAGAACTTACAAGCTATGATGCTCAAACTGAAAATGGTGCATTAAGCCATTCATCCACTGGTGAACACACTCTTGATTACTTTGCTAAGGCTGGTACATTCAGAGGTAGAGGCGAAACAGAGGTTGCTGGTGATATTTCAGCGGCTTGGAACGAGAACCCAGAATTGGCTCTCAGAACAATGTTCTATTTGCGTTCTGTAACCAGAAAAACAAAAGGATTTTTTGAATCTGAAAAGGTTCAAAAAGGTCAAGGTGTTAAAGACGAATTCATCAAATTGATGAAATGGTTAGAAAATAACCAACCAGAAACTCTTTACAAAAACCTATGGCTAGTACCAGTAGTAGGTTCTTGGAAAGACCTATGGCATGATTCATCTGATACCAATTATTTCTATTATGTAAACCCAACCAAGGTTTACGAATTGGTTGTTAAGGGTATAAATGATCCATATAACATGGGTCTTATTGCAAAGTATTTGCCAAGAATCCGATCTGCAAGAAACACTAAGAATGATAGACATATCAGAAAAAATCAGTGGGCAAAAGGTTTATGTAAGTATTTAGGTTGGACTGAAAACCAATACCGTAGGTTTAAGTCAAATCCTGAAAACACTGCACACTCTTTTCAAAGAGTGATGTGTGGTGGCTTATGGGATAACCTTGATTTTAGTGTCATATCTGGTAAGGCTCTATTCAATCTTATTACCCTCAAAGGTAGAGATGGAAAAACCACATTCCAAAGACATGGACTTGAAGACAAGTACATAAATTGGTTGAAGATTCAACCAACTGCTAAATTCACGGGCTATATTTATGAATTGTTCAAACAGACTGGAAGTGGTATCCTACCTCTTATTCAAAAGATAACTTATGACAAACAGTTCGATGGCTTAGTCGAATTGGCTAAGAAGGATGAAGGCGGCATCAAAGGAAATGTATGGTGTGCTCTTGATACTAGTGGCTCTATGCAGTCAATAGTAGATAAGAAAGACACATCAGCATATGATGTATGTGTTTCCCTTGGTATATTCTTCTCAGCATTGAATGAAGGAGCATTCAAAGACCATGTTATAATGTTCGATGGAACATCAAAAGTTTTGAAAATAAACGGCACATTCACCGACAAATGTAGCCAAATCAGAACTCATTCAACAGCTTGGGGGTCAACTAATGTGAATTCTATTATAGACGAAGTAATTAGAGTTAGAAAGCAAAACCCTAACATACCTGTAGAGGATTTCCCAACTAACTATCTTATAGTAAGCGATATGCAATTTAATCCAACTGGAACAATGGAAACCAACTATGAAAAAATAGTTAGAAGACTTGCTGAAGTAGGTTTACCAAAACCAAATATTATTTGGTGGCAAGTTGCTGGTAGAACAAAAGATTTTCCAAACAAAATGAATGATGAAGGAGTAACTTTATTATCAGGTTTTGATGGATCAACCATACAACTTATTTTGGGAGGGGAAATGGAAAAAGTTGATGAAATTACTGGACAAGTAAGAAAACTTACACCAATTGAACAAATGATCAAATCACTTGATCAGGAAGTGTTGAATCAATTAAAACTTTAAGTTTTTCTTCAATCGATTCGTCATAACTGATTCGTATTAAACGAATATTGTTCTTGAAACAATATTCGTTTTTTATTTTATCATTTTCTTGTCTTTTATTAAATCCTTTCTCACCACCCCATCTTTCAATGATTTTAAAATGTCCTTCTCCATCATATTCAATACAAATATTTAATTCATATAAATAAAAATCAAATGGTAATTTTTTTACATTCTTACAATCATCAAATCTTTTTTGTCGCTCAAATTTAATGTGTTGTCTCAGGAAGTATTAAAGCAATTAAAAGTTTAATGTGGCAGTAAAGGCTCTGATTCTTAAACCCTCCCTAAAGGCTTGAATTAACCTTCTGAGTGCTATCGGTTACCGAGTTAGGGTTGTATGTAACTGATTTCCCGCACAAAAAGTCAATGAATTAATTTTCATTGACTTTTTATTTTGTAAACATTCATACAATATTAATATATAAATAAAAAATATGATAAAATGAATATAAAAGTTAAATTTGAAGATTTTATAAAATATCAAAACGAACATAATACATATTATTTAGATAAAAAGAATAATTATAGATTATGGACAAATTCCAAAAAAGGATTATTTAAAAATGCTGGTTGGGAAGTAAATGAAATGTTTGATGGAATTCAAACTAATTATGAAATTTCACCAGAAAGTACATCAGATAATATATGTGTTATATTTTACACAAATTCAAATACAAAATATCGTTTTGATCTAATCAAAGAAAAAGAAACTCAAATTTATCATTTAGCATTTACATTAGATAACAGAGAAATAGAAAATTATGATAGGAAAACAGACCTTAAAGAATCAAATGAAGTTTTTGGTAGATTGTCGTATATCTTAAAAGACATTTCAAACAAATTTAATATTAATGAATTTTGCATAGGTGCGACTGGAGATGCAAAGAAAGATGAAATATATCAGTATATGATGTTATATGTTAAATCTTGGGTAAAAAAGAATACAAATTTATACAATTTAGGTTGGGGATTATATTTTAAAATATAATTTATTTATTCGAATATATTTTGTATCTTAGTATTCTCAAATCATGTAATATATAATATTCAAAAAATCAAATGAATTGAATATATCTGGTGTTATAAAATCGGTTTGTGACTTATATGAAAATATGAATGATAAATTCAGATTTAATGGTGGTAATGGTTGTGTTGAGTATAAACAAACTGTTTTATAACGTTCCGCAAGTTGGCGTAGTGCGGAATAAATGAACAAAATTAATAATCGCTGATACAGTAAGCATTACGCTAACTTGCTGTCATTTATTATGAAAATTTGGATACATAAATCAGGAGAAAAATGGTGGAAATTTTGGAAACCAGTATGGCTCAATAAAATTAGTTATAACTATCTGAAGGAAAAAGGTCAATTAAAAAATGATGTCAAAATTTACAGATGGTTGTGGTTTGGTTATTGTGCCTAACGGTTACTTATAACGTTTTGCGTATATGAGAAGTGGCACTTGCAAAATGTTGAAATTTAGCACAAATGTTTCTGTGCCATTTCTTATATAAGGTTTGCTTGTAGAAACTTTCAAATTACCACCTAACTTTATAGTTATACACCTTGTTATAAAAATGTAAAAATATGAAAGAGTCAATAATTGATAAAAGTAAAGTAATAGTTAGAGAACCACTGATATATGTGGGTGGGGTATATTGTAAAACTAAAAAAGAACAACGATTGTATAAAATATTAGGTATAATTGCGACTGTTTGTGGTGTTGTTGGTGTGTTGGGATTAGTAGCATTGACTTCATATTTTTATTTTTTATAACGGCTGGGTGTATGGCACGCTGCTTACACAGAGTTAATAGAATTGCGAACTTTAATTAAGATAATGGCTGAGAATAGATACGAACAATGTGTTATACACGATGTTATAGTGCGTTGTTGTAGATGCAATAATGTTAATGAACAAAAGATTGACATATTTTGAAAACGTTAGGTTTATTAAACAAGATTGTTGTGATAAATGTAATGATGATATTGAAATAGTTCCAAATCAATCTTGGTATGATGCTGAATACAATGCACTATAACGGTTGAGTATATGTTTAGTAATTTTACAAATATAAAATAAACAAATCAAAAATTATTAAATATATACTTTGTTATAGTTTAGTTATAATTTTATTTTACAAATTAAAAAAAATAATATAATATGAAAAATTTAGAAAAAATAGAAAAGGTTAAAGAACTTTTTAATGAAGGTGTTAAATTGTTAAAACAGATTAATATCTCTGATAGAGATGAAATAAATGATATAGTTGAAAATTTTGGTTCATTAAAAAGTGATGATGGTGGAATATTTTCACAATTAGAATATATCAAAGAAGATATTATAGAAGAATCAAAATAAAATTATAATTTAACGGTTGCAAATATAAAACGTTTATACCGAAAACTTTAATTGAAAAACAGAATATAAATAAAAACACAACAATAAATTTGAAACACTGATAAAAACTTTTAAAAATGTGCGGTGGGAATTTGATTAATTAAAATAAAAATATTATGGAAGAAAAAAGAAACAGATTAAATGAAATTTTTGAGGTGTTAGAAAAAAAAATAAATTACAATATGAAATATACAATAATTGATACAAAATCTTTCACAAGAAAATCAACTGGTGAAAAATATGAAACAAAAACCTATTCAAAAACCATAGATGAAATAGTTGAAAAATATCCATATAATGATATATATGTTTATTCTAAATCGCTAAACACACCAAATTTGGAAGTCATTCTAACACCTAAATATAGAATTATCGAAAGAAAATTTGATAATGGTTTAGTTGAATATTTTCCAGAATTTTATAACAATGTTAAAGAAAAATGGTCTAATATATCAGAAACATATATTAGAATTATTGGTTGTGGTTATACTGATTTAGATAAAGCCAAAGAATCTATTGAATATCATAAGATGAATGGTGAAATTATAAAATCTTCATATGTTGATAAATCTATTTATTTTTAATACGTTGCAACAATGTAATAAAAGTTAAAATTAAACGTATAATATGTAAAATTAATTATGGAATTAACAGATGCAAACACAGGAGATAAAATTCATATAGTACATAATTCAATAATGTATTGTAGATTAATTACTCCAAAATATAACGTCACAGATATATGTAGTTTTTCTTAAATTAAAACACAAAACTTAAATAATATGAATAAAGATAATAAAAACGCAGAAGTTGAAAACACGGATAAAAAATTACATATATCTGGTGTTAGTTACAGTGATTTAACATTTTACGGCAAAAAAATTACTGATTTAACAAGGGAAGAATTATATAAAGGTATAGAATGGTTATATAATGAAAAGGTAGAAATGTTAGTTTGAAATAAAAACTTTTTAAAAATGTGTGGTGGATAATTTAATTTCACATATTTATATATAAGATAAAACAATTTATTAATATGGAAAACGATAAAAAATTAAATAACTTCATTAAAACTACAATTAGAGAGTTTTTGAATGAACAAAAAATAAACAATAATGAAAATAATCTTGTTATTAATAATATTGAACACATTGTTCAATCAAATAGAGGTAAATATTTATCAACTGAACAATATGATAAAATAAAAAAACTTATGTTAAATAATAAATCAGATATGTTCAATTTTGAACCAGAAAATATACCTTCTGATTTACTTGAATTAATAGAAGATAATGAATTGTATTATGGTTTTAATGAAAATGAAATTAAAAGATTTTTAAATAGTGTTAGAAAATTAGGTTACACTTTCAACTATATTGACATGGCGACAAAAGATAATGGTGGTATGAATCATACGGTTAAACCTTATGCACTTAGAAAAATCTAACATAAATTAGAATTGTGTTGGAAAATTTTAAAAAAGTTTTTTATACAGAACTATATCTATACCGCTTGTTACCTGCTGGGCGGTTTAATCAAATAATAATTAAAATGAAAAAGAAAATTTTTAACTGGCTCTACAAATTGGCAATAAAAGTTATTGCTATCAATCGTAAAACACCCTGAATACTTGCTCAAAAAAGGGTGGATAGAGCAAGATGGTTATTACATTGAGCCGAACATGAAAGACCGTGATTTAGTATCAATTAGTTTTGAAGCACATTATTACCATGTTTGGCACAGTTCCAAAAGAACTTTTATTGCCCTTGAAAGCACAATCGAATGGTTTGAGAGTTATTATTTGATTATTCACGGTGATAATGGAAGGTATCAACTTGCAGGGATTTAGCCTTGCAGGTAACGAATGGTGCTATGTTTTCGGTTTGCATTGCAGACTTTTTCAACCTACCACCGCCTTTGATGGCAAACTGCACTATACCGCTTGTTGTGCGTATGTGTTTATTTATTAACTAATTAAAATATGATTATGTGTGAAATTAAACAACCAAAAGAAAAAGCAAAAGAACTATTTGAAAAAATGGTTTATCAAATAGAGTATAATTGTCAACCATCATTAGTTCCAATGGTCGCAAAGAAATTAACTTTAATTACAATTGATGAAATTATTGAAGAATTATCAAGAGAAAGTTCCGATGATTCACAAGCGGTTGAATATTGGCAAGAAGTTAAAACCGATGTTCAGTGTTTTTAGCATTACGCACAATGGAACGCAAATAAATACAGTACGATAATGGAAGCACATAGACCAGAACCCGAAGAAAGTTGGCAAGACCGACAATTTGATGAAAACCACAGGCAAGTATTGGATTTATTTGCTGTTAGTGGACGAAGTGAACAGTTGCCTTGCGGTGATTGTGAGAACTATGCTGAATACGATGGTGGATAATGAAAAATAAGAATGAAATAGATGGGTTTGATAATTCAGTTTATGATGTCAAATCAGGAGAAAAATGCACAGATGAAAATCATGTAGATTTACACG